CCATCACGCACGGCTTTGTATTAAGAGAAGACTGCGGAAAAAGAGAGTCGAAGCTGCTATCGAAATGAGCTGAGCAGCAATCTGCAGCTAGGGCTTTCCTGAATGTAATTTCGATGGTTCTGCTGATTTTTTCAGCTTGATGTCTTTTGTTTCTGAGATGGCTTTTCTTATTGTCTCAATAAGGACTACAGGAGAAACAGGTTTTTTTAGAACTGAATGAACGTTTGAGTTTCCGGATGCGACATCTCCGATATCAGCACCGGTATATATGACAATTGGAACGTTTGGTTGATTTTGTGCGCAATTTTGAGCGAAGCTAAGTCCGCTCATTCCTGGCATCATGAAATCTGTCAGCACTGCTTCAACCTTGACCCCTCTTAGTATTTCAATTGCCGAATCTGCGCTAACAGCTTTGATAACGTCAAAGCCAAACGACTCAAGCAGTTCTGCAATTGTTTCCAGCATAGTTTCATCATCGTCCACGAAGAGAATTTTTGTGGCCACGGTGTTGTCTCCGAGTTTTGTATACAAGACGATTGAGGGGGTTTTGTTTTTTCATGGAAGAAAGTACCACTCAGTCTCGCTAATCCAGGTGTCATCTAGGGAATTTATCAGAATTTTAGCTGCACTTCCTGTAAGGAAATTTGCCGAACACCGCGCCGCTGTTGAGTGTCTTTAACTATTTGTAACAATTTACTATTAAAGTTCTTGTGTCTGTCAGTCGAAAAGTATATATCAATGGTATATACCAGAGCGAGGTATGCAATGAGCAAGGCAAAGATTATCAAAAACGGACGCTCGCAGGCGGTGCGACTTCCAAAGGAATTCCGGCTTCCTGGTGAGGAGGTTACAGTGAAGAGGGTTGGCAACGCCGTTGTGCTTATCCCTGAGAATGACGCGTGGAGTGTGCTGCTGGCGAGTCTCGGCATGTTTGAGGGCTTTCCCGAAGAGTGTATTCAGCCGCATGATACGGAGCGGGAAGAGCTATGAGATACATGCTCGACACCAATACCTGCATTTACTTGATCAAGAGAAAGTATCCTTCAATCCTCCAGCGGCTCACGCAACTCAAAGCGGGGCAGGCATGCATTTCGTCGATAACCGTGGCTGAGCTGGAGCATGGCGTGCAGACGAGTGCCGCCGTTGCAAAGAACGAGGAGGCATTGGGGTATTTTCTAACGTCATTTGAAGTTTTGGAGTTTGATCAGGAAGCCTCGAGGGCTTACGGCAAACTTCGGACGACTTTGGAAAAAGCAGGAACCCCGATCGGATCCCTTGATATGCTTATCGCTGGTCATGCGATATCCGAAGACATAACATTGGTTTCACATGATGCCGATTTCAAGCGCGTCGCTGCGCTTATGCTCGAAGACTGGGTCAGCTGACAGATTCCTGGTATGTGTTATCTCGAAGCCAGCTCAAAAAATTTGGGCAGCGCTTTCCTAAAAAACAATGAAAAGTGGGTGACGAGTCTTTCTGGACCTCACGGTAGAAACGCTTTTTGGCAGCGCGAACTTGAGAAAGGAACAAGGCCTCTTTCTCAAAGGCGATCACCCAGGATTCCCATTCTTCCAAAGCGTCATGCTCTGGAAGGCGCGACTCAAGCCACTCCGGGCGATAGTGCATCACTTCCTTATACGCATAGACGTTTGGACATCTGCGGAGATTACGCAGCGCAAGTCCAAGCCTTATTCTGTTTCTTGGTTTTGGGCTGCCTGATTTTGCCAGATCCACCAGCTGATCTCGTAGTGTCGCCATGCCCGTGGCCCCGGAATTGAGGAAATGAAGTGGGAGAGATATTTTTGCTTATGGCTTGAGAGTTTTCAAGCGCTTGTGGTCCAGTCCAGCAGGACTTTGATCCGGATTGCATGGCTGGATCGCTCACGGTGTATCTGGTTATTTCTGTAATAAATTCATATTATTAGGAACCTATTAAAGGCATTGGAGAATATGCCGATAAGCTGTATTGACATCCACCGCCCCGCTGCGTATCATAGGGGCAGAATAAGAAGATAACCCACGCTTCTTCGTAGGCGTGGGAATGAGGCCACCTGAAAAGGTGGCCTCTGTGTTTCTGGGAAGGAAAACAGTGGCCAAAGTCGGCGTATATGTTGATGGATTCAATATCTATTATTCTCTTCTGAAAGACCTGAACGCTTGCAAATGGTTGAGTTGGCAAAGGCTTGCCGCACACATGCTGCCCGATGATGATATTCTCTTCGTCAAATATTTTACATCCCGAATCGCGGCGAAAGGACCAGAGGATTCTGCTCCGCGCAGACAGCAGGTTTATATCCGGGCGCTGAAAGCCGATGGTACAGAAGTCATTGAAGGCAAGTTCAAAACATACGAAGCATGGCACACCTGTGCAAAAGATCCCTCACACAAGCACCGCATCGTCAAGTATGAAGAGAAACTCACCGATACTCTTATTGCGTCCGAAGCTCTGATTGACGCTTTTGAAGAACGGGCAGAGACCTTTGTCTTTGCAACCAATGACTCTGATTTCAAACCACCGATGGATAAACTGCGTTACCTCAAAAAGCATGTCGGTGTAATTTTTCCTCAACCTGATCACCAGACTCGCGTTAATGGAGATCTGAAACAATCGTCTGACTTTCAAAGGCCCCTAAAAGCCTCACATCTGCAGCAATGCTTGCTGCCGTGGACAATCCATGATCGAAGCGGTAAGGAAATACATTGTCCCAGGGAATGGCGGTAGCTACTTGCCAGGCTGATAAAACCGTGATCTAATACCTGCGGTATTTGCAATGCTTTTCGCGGCCATCAGTCTTTGAAATCTTGAAATGTTGGCTGTCTTGTAAAGCTTTCTAGGTATGTTTTTGATGAATATTTATGACGGGAAGTTGTTTGGTATCAACGCATACAGCGTTTTGGGTCCTTCCAAGGCGTTGAGTATCATGGTTGACGATCAACCTCCCTCGTTTTTGCGATAATGGCGTATGGCCTAAACTGAATTGACAAAAAGCCACCAAAAATTTGCGCACAAAATTTTTGGCCTACATTGACCGACCGGAATTCTCTGATTCTGAACAAATGACACGATTAACCCCGCAATCCGTCATTGTTCATCATCGAGGAAACGGTGAAAAAAACTGCCACTGCTTCGGAACTCGCCGACATTTTCGGGGTAACGCGTTCCGCTGTCTCCCAAGCCGTATCATCGGGTCGGCTCTCCAAATCAATCGTCAAAAACGGTCCCAAGCAAAGGCTGTTCGAGATTTACGCCTCTGTTCTCGAATGGGAGAATGGGCGCGATAACTCACAGGTTCGTGGCAATGCTGCGCATGGACATGCGAGTGGCGCATTCCCCGCGGTCGCCGAAAGTCGCCAGGCCTTTGAATATTACCAGGCCGTCAACGAGCAGTTGGCTGCGCTGAAGGCTGCAGGCAAGCTTGTCGACCTGGGCCTGGCACAAAATGAAGTGTTCATGGCCGCACGGATTCTTCGTGATCGGCTCGCAGAGATCCCCGAAAAAATGCGGTTCACGTTTCTGTCGTTCGGACTTGCGGACGCGGACGTGACAGCGATCATCAGGGCGCTGCAGGAAGAGATCTACCAGGCTCTCCTGCACCTGTCCGAAATGGATTTGGCAGAGATCCGCGAACAGCTGCCAGACGCTGTGCAGATCGTGGCCGATGGCCTGCCAGGGGTGGCCGATGCTGCAACTGAGTCATAAAAAGATCACGCTGCAGCGATCCATCGGTAGCATCGCATCCTATCTCCAGGCTGGACTCAAGCCGATTCCTCGGATTGGGATCAAGGATTATTGCGAAAAAAACTTCATTCTGCCGGAAGATACCCCGCGGCCTGGACCGATCAGCTTTGAAGACACTTGGTATATGGTCGATATCCTGCGGGATCTGGAGGACGACAGCGGCGTCGAGGAAGTTCGTATTAAGAAGGGTCGCCAGCTCGGCCTCACTGTTCTCTCCACTGCATGGATGCTCTGGGGTGCCGCCGTCTCTCCAGGCCCAGCCATGGTCGTTTTCCCGACTCGGGACTCAAAACAGAAGTTCTCCAAGCAAAAGCTTGCGCCTATCCTCCGGCGTTGCCGCGATCTGCAGGGGAAGATCACTGAGGCAAATCAGCGGGAAAAGGATACTCTTGATATCAAGACGTTCCCGGGCGGCTTTATCAACATTGCGTCCGCCAAGTCCTCTTCGGAACTCCGCTCGCAGTCGGTCCGCCGTTTGATTCTGGATGAGCAGTCCGCCTACGATCCTGACTGCCAGGGTGAAGGTGATCCGTCTGCGATTGCTTTGGGCTGTACGTCCACATTCCCGAAAACTCGAAAAATTTTGCGGTTGAGTACGCCGACAATCAAAGGCGTCTGCCCTATCTCGCGCGATGTCGAGGATACCCAGAAGCTCAAGTATCACGTTCCCTGCCGCGGCTGCGGTGAATTTGTCACGATCGAGTGGGAACAGATGCGTGGCCCGAACGAAACGGCCAGCCGGGAGTGTGAATGGCATTCGCCATGCTGTGGCCATGCTCACAGAAACGTCGATAAGGTCTACCTGATCCGCAATGGCAAATGGATCGCAACAGCAGAAGACAAAACCAATGGGCGTGTGAAGGGATATATTCTCAATGCGCTCTACGCTTCCCCGCAGTTTTTCAGCTGGAATGATGCCTGGAACCAGTGGGTTGAAGCCCAGAAGGATATTCAAAAGAAGAAGGCGTTTCATAACAACGTCCTGGCCGAGGCCTGGGAGGATCCGGCGGACTCGATCGACCTCGCCGGCGTCGAAAAACTTCTGGATGATTCCGAGGAAAATGTGCTTGATCCAGGGATTTTCCTTATTACGGCTGGCGTCGATACCCACCCGTCCCACCTTGATTACGTGATACGTGGCTGGGGCCGTGGCCAGGAAAACTGGGTGCTCGACTATGGGGTGATCAGTGGCGATGCAAACCAGAAGGAAACCTGGGACCGGCTCTTCCAAAAATTGAACAGGACCTGGACGCATCAGCTTGGCTTTGAACTGCATGTGGCCGCGGCTGCCTTCGATACAGGCGGGCATAACGCCCAGGCTGTGCATGACAATGTTGGGCCTCTCTATATGCAGAATTTCGTCTGTATCAAAGGGATGCCGGGTGATGCGACTCCTGTCATTGGTCGCCAGACTCTCAACAATGAATTCAACGTCAAGGTCTATCCTGTCGGCACGACCACGACGAAGGCCCGGACATTCTCGGGAATCTCCTATTCGATCAGCCTTGTGAAGATGTTCGAGGAGGGACGCCTTGATCGTCCCGGTGGCCCAGGCTTCTGCCATTTCCCGAAACGTTTTTGGACGGATCCTGAGAAACGGCACTTTTTCTCCCAGCTCATCGCGCCGAAGGCCCGTCACAAGGCCGTCAACGGGGAGTGGAGGACGGTCTACGAAACAACGCAGGGCACCGCGGACCACGCATTCGACTGCTATCGCTATGCACTGGCAGCGTTTTACTGGCTTGGAACAGACATTGATCAGCATGCAGATTTACTCGAAAAGGAGGCAGAGCGTGCATACGCTTGAGCAGCAGTTGGAATCAGTTCAGAAGGCCATCGCGGCGATAGAAAGCGGCGGGCAGGAAGTTGATATCGAAGTGAACCAGAATCGGCGCCGTGTGACGCGAGCGGATTTGCGGGATCTTTATCGCCGTGAAAACCAGCTTAAGGCCTCGATCAATCGCCAAAACGGTGGAGGTATCTGGCATGTCATACCCCGCTAACCGTCGCCGAGTAGCCCGTGCCTACCGAGGGATCGCAGCAGGGACGGATGTCCAGGTTGAAGCTCCCTATCGCTCGACTTCCCGCTCCAGCGCTATTGCCCAGGAGTGGCACGCGCCGTCTGCAAGCGCGGACGAGGCGCTACTGCCGGTACTTTCCGTTCTGCGTGACCAGTCCCGGGATCTTGATCGGAATGAAAGCCTGGCTCGTGGTGCCATTGAAAATTACGTGACAAATGTGGTCGCGGATGGGTTGAGGCCCCAGGCGAAGATCGACCACGAGCTGATTGGAATCTCCGAGGCCCGGGCTCGTGAGTTCGAGCGACGTTCAGAAAAGCTGTTTACCCTTCATATGGGCCGGGACAATGCGGATTTTCATGGAACTGCGAATTTTCAGCAGCTGCAGGCCCAGATCTTTCGATCTGTCATGCTCGATGGCGATTGCCTGGTGCTGCGCCGATACCGCGACCGTCCGCTTTCCATCCTGCCGACGTGCCTTCAAATCATCGACGGCTCCCGGCTGCAGAATCCGGATATCGGATCAGACCCGGGTAAGGACATTCGTGAAGGGGTAGAGCTCGACTCAACCGGGATGCCAGTTGCTTACCATATAGCCAAAACAGATGGGCGGCTGTTTGTTGGCTCCCAAACCGTTAGGGCGGCCCGGTTCGATCCGGAGGGGATGGCCTCTGTTCTGCATGTGTTCATTCAAAGACTCCCTGGGCAGAGCCGTGGCGAGCCTTTGCTTGCGCCTGTCGTATCGAAATTCAAGCAGATCAGCAGGTACACGGAAGCTGAGATCATGGCGGCTGTCATCAGCGCGTTTTACGCCACTTTTGTCACAAGCGAGACTGGCGATCTAGTCGGACGGCAGAACCAGGCGTTGCCGACGAGCATGCGGCCAGCTCACCAGAACGAGCGTAAAACGGTCAAATTTGGGCCTGGGATGCTCGTGGACCTCCTTCCTGGGGAAAAGATATCCTCGCCAGCTCCCGGGCGCCCAAACAGCAATTTTGAAAGTTTCTTCATGGCCATAGCCAGCCAGATAGGTGTTGGTGTCGGGCTGCCGCCAGAAGTGCTCGCCCAGAAATTTCAGTCGTCCTACTCTGCGGCACGCGCCGCACTGCTGGAAGCCTGGAAGGCTTTCAAGATTCGTCGCTCCTGGTTTGTGGCCGCAGTTTGCCAGCCGGTTTGGGAATGGGTGATCACCGATGCGATCCGCGATGGCCTGCTCGATGCGCCAGGCTTCGAGGATCCGCTGATCCGCCAGGCATATCTGCAGACCCAATGGACAGGGACCGAGATGGAATCTATCGATCCACTCAAGGAAGCCAAGGCGAACGAAACGGATGTACGCACAAGACTTCGGAGCCGTCGCTCGATCGTTGAAAGCCAAGGTCGGGATTTCGATAAGCACGTCCGAGAGTGCGAGGAAGAGAATCAACTCTTTGGGCTGAGTCCTGACAAAAACAATATGACCTAGCAAACAAAGATTATTCCATTCTGATATTTGGGTAAGCGGCTGCGTACCTCGTTGACCCCATGAATCATCTGCTGTACTGGGTGTGCGTGGCTTGAAAAAGCTAAAAATTCGGAGCAAGAATTCATGCGCAAAACGTTAGTGGCTGTTATTGTTTTGGTTCTTTTGGCTCTAAGTGTGGTCTTCGTTACGAAACTCGTGCGAAAGTCCCACAAAGACGCCGATACTGTTTCAACGTCGGAACAGCCTACCCCAGTAGCATCTGAAAGCAGGAAAACAGAGCAATCAGCCATGTCAGCAGAAGTCGTGAAAAGTGCTTCCTCTGTCAAACCCAACTCCATAGCCAGTGGAACTATTCCGAAGGGTACTCGGAAGAAGGCCAAAGGCGATCAGGTAACAGCTTGTACCCCAGCGTATGAAGACATGATGGAACTGGTAAACAATCCTTCAGCTCTCGAATCCACTGCTGGAAAAATCACTGACACTTGCTTAGGTGAACTTTCCAAGAACGTGAAAGGGTTCGACCAGGCATTCAAAAAAATGTCGGAAGATTGCGTCGGAAATAAGGAAGACTACTCTCCAGAAGAAAAAAACGAGTGTATGCGGCTTGCTTCCATTATCAGGAATGCCTTTGCTGAAAATGAATTCCGTGGGATGGATCCTAAAGACCTTCCTAGTCCTGTATTGCGGGCCATGATAACTTTGCGAGTTTTGCAGGGGGATGACTACACCAAGTCCGAAGCAGACCTTGATCATTACCTCAAGCTCGTGTCTGAAGAACAGCGTTTGAGTCCTGAGCAGGACTTGACCTCATTACAGTCCATGCTGATCGGGAAACTCATAGGCATAAACCCAGAAAAATATCAAAACGAGTTCGACTCCGTTGTATCGGACATCGAAAAAAAATCGCCAGAAGCAGGGCTGGCATCCAGAATTTTGAGATACGGCAGCAAAATTAGCGATCCAGATTTCCAAACGGAGTTGGACGAATTTGTACAGCGCTATCCACAGGAACCTTACGGTATCTATATTCGAGCAGCTTTGATGGCTCAAAAGAAAGATTGGGCGGCAGCTGATACTTTGATGGCAAAAGTCATGGCAATGCCTCTATCCGAGTCTGACAAGACTTTCTATGATTCGGAGCGAAAGAAGTTTGCATCTAAAGAAGATGGATTCGTCAAAAGATTCTCTGTAAGAGTGAGCATGTAGAAAGTCCTGAGTGTGACAATCAGGACTTCCCGCTGAATTCCTAACAAACTTTGGCCCCATACACCAGCCTTCCGAAAAAGCAATACTAAAATAGCTACATTAAGTAGCAGCCCGCAGCTTAACTCCAACAAGGCCTGGACGCTATCCTCGCCTGTGAGTTAACTGCGGGGTTAATTGTGTCATTTGCCTTAAATCAAATTCTAAACAGCCAGTGGGCCATGACAGAGGATGCGCTTCGCCGCATGATCTCCATCGTGGAAGAACGCCACGACATCGAGGCTCTGGAAAAGTTCCGCAGCCAGCGGATGCGCGGCGCCGAAAGCTCCAGTATTCGGGGCGGGGTCGGAGTGATCCCGGTCCGTGGTCCCCTTTTTAAGCATGCCAATCTCATGACCGAGCACTGCGGCGCCACCAGCTATGAGGGGGTTCTGCGTGATTTCCAGACCATGCTCGACTCGCCTTCTGTCAAAAGCATTGTCTTCGACATTGATAGCCCGGGTGGTGAGGCCAACGGCTGCTCTGAAATCGCCGATCACATTTTTGCAGCCAGGGGACAAAAGCAGATCACTGCGTATGTCGGCGGGACCGGCGCATCTGCCGCATACTGGATTGCCAGCGCCTGCGACCGTGTGGTCGCTGCTGATTCCGCGATCATCGGTAGCATCGGCGTACAGTCTGCAATGAGAGCTGGACAGGAGGAAGGCGAGATTCGCTTCGTTTCAAGCCAGTCCCCGAATAAAAACCGTGATCCCGCCACCGAAGACGGGGCCAAGGAGGTCCAGGCTGTTATCGACAGTCTAGCCGAGGTGTTCATCGGGAAAGTCGCGCGGAATCGAGGCGTGGACCGCGAGACTGTGATGCAGAAGTTCGGGCAAGGATCGGTCTTTGTCGGATCGGAAGCACAGAAGCGTGGCTTGGTCGATGAAATCTCCACACTCGAAGACCTTATTTCAAACCTTGGAGCAGATAGCGAAATGGCTACTCAGACCATCTCGGCGGAATTCATCGCCAAAAATCATCCAGAAATTGCCGAACATTTTATCAAGATCGGCTCAGAACGTGAGCAGGATCGGTTCCGCCAGGAAAAAGCACGGGTCGAAAAGATTCAGTCACTGGCTGAAGGTCAAGTGCCCGCAGAGTTTATTCAAAGCCTCATTGATCGCGGCGTCACTGTCCAGGACGCAGCTGTGGAGATTCTTCTGGAGACAAGAAAAAGCCCACGCCAGACATGGCAGTCAGCTCGAAAAGAGCATGACCAGACCCTGACAGGTTTGAATACCCCACCTGCTCAGAACCAGGATGCTATCGCAAAGCTCGCTGCTTCTCAGGATAGTGCGATCGAGCTTGCTCGCAAACTTGGACTGACAGGAGTCACACGATGAAATACCAGCCAAAGTGGGAAGAAGTCTCCAGCTACGAACCTAGATTCTTGAACCGCGGTACATTCCCTGCCTATCGAGGGTCAGTGTTAGTAGAGCAGGGTCAGGTCCTCAAGATGGGCTCCGTTCTTGGCCGTAAGACCGCCTCCGGCAAGTATGTCCTGTGCTCCAAGACTGCCGCGGACGGGACAACGGCGATCGCTGATGGCAGCGAAAAGGCTCGTTGCATTCTCCAGCTTGATGTCGATGCCACGGAAAAAGACGTAACCGCGCCAGTCTTCCTAACAGGCGCGTTTCTCAAGCTGGACCTGACGGTTGGTCGTGGTCACACTCTGGCCTCCGTTACCGATGATCTCGAATCAAGAAACATCTATCTCGAAAATGGCGAGGATTGATCATGCTGCCTATCTACTCCACTTACTATCTGAACAGGCTGGTCACTCGCCTCGTCCCCAAGACCCGGTTTTTCCGCGATACTTTCTTTAAATCCGAAGTTCAGTCGGACAAAGAAGAGATTTACTTCGATGAGAACACCGATCAACGCATTGGTGCAGCTCCGTTCGTGCATCCCTTGCTGGAAGCGCCGATGTTTCGGGACCAGGGATATTCAACCAAATCGTTCAAGCCGGCTTATATCAAGGAAAAGACCGGCATCACCTCTGAAGACGGCGACGATCGTCTCCCTGGTGAGGACTTTGGAGGGGTACTGACACCGATGCAGCGGGCCGAGCTTCGTCTCATCCAAAAGACCACACGGCTCTATGAGCGTCTGCGGGTTCGTGAGGAGTTGATGGCTCTCGAAGTCGTCAAGACTGGCAAGCTAACCATTCGCGGTGAGGGATTCGACTCCACGATCGACTTCAAGCGCGATCCTGCCTTGACCCAAACGCTTTCAGGCCAGTCTACGTGGGCAAACCCGGATTTTCCGCTGCTGAATTACCTCGAAAGCTTTCAAGGCACAATGGCGGAAAAGAATCTTGACCAGAGACGACCCAGACTCCTTATCGTTGGCCGCAAAGCTCTTGAGTGTATGCGGAACAACAAAGAAGTTAAGGCCCTGTTCCCCGACTATATGAGGCTTTCCGGCGATCTTTCGCTCAAGGTTACGCCACAGGATGGTTCATTTGAAAATCTTGTTTACCGAGGCTACCTCGGGAATATGGATATCTGGCTTCACGAGGGAAAAACCGACCAACGGGCACTCGACATTGCGCCGAATCAGGCTCTCTTTGTATGCAATGACATTCAAGGTGTACGGCACTATGGGGCGATTCGTGACCTGAAGGCTGGGCTCAAGCCCCAACGGGTGTTCGTGAAGTCATGGGAAGAAGAAGATCCCAGTCAAAGGATTGTTCTGCTTCAGTGTGCTCCGCTGTTTGTGACTTACGATCCAAACACGGCAGGCTTGGTCGATGTATGTCCTCCCTGATCCCCGAGCAGGACGAGGCATTTGAATTCGATGGCGGTCTGATCCAGGGGATCTGGGCCGAATTCGACCAGAATCAGGATGCCGGTCAGCCAGGGATGATCACCAAAGTTTCCCGTCTGATCATCTCAGATGAAGACATGCAGGCCCTTGAAAAAGCATCCGGGCTGCATCGCATCACCCTAAGTCGAGTGAGAACGGGAGAATCTTTTGAAGTCAAAAATCCTAGAAGATCTGGTGTTGGCCTGACTGAACTTGATCTTCACAAGATTGATGGAAGCATGATCGAACGGAGTTTTTAGGTGTTGCTCCAGATCCGCACACGGTTTGAGAAATGTCTTGAGGTCGCTTTGCCGGAATTCAAGCGATTCAATGCCCGAGTGACTCGGATCAATATTGATGAACTGCCTTGCGTTGATCTCTATTTCCACCGCGACTGCCTTGTTGAAAACCAGAACTACTATGAGCAACGCGAGGCTCTCTTTGAAATCGAGCTGTGTTTTTCAGCCAAGTCTGATGCTGAATCCGAGCTGGCAGAGATCCGCAGGCGCATCGAGTGGGAAGTGGAAAATGACAAAGATCTGGAGAACATGGTTGTGGATTGGCTTTTGAAAGAAGTGGACTTTGCACACGAGATGGTAGGTAACAGGCGAGTTGCCGCGTTAGCTATGACGTATTCAATTGTCTATCAAAAGCCCCGCAGATTGCCGCCAGATTTTAAAGCCAGGACACTTCAAGTGAACGGAGAAATTCTTGAGTGATCGACTCGAAATCGCAATCAAGGATCTGCAAAGAAGGCTTGAAAACCTGATAAGGGTAGCGCCTGTAATTGAAGTGGATGCAGACAGAAGCCGCGTAAAAGTGAGGTTTTCAGATGGTAACCCTGAACGTGGCATTCTCCCAACTGATAGCGACTGGCTTAGAGTTCTCGTGGATAGAGCAGCCAGCACAATCGACTACGATATGCCGGATGTTGGCGAGCAGATCATGATTTTTTCCCCCGGTGGCGAGATAGCAGGTGGATATGTTGGATGGGCCATTTATTCAGTAGCCAACCCTTCGCCGTCCAAGAATCCAAAGGTGAGACTGCGCAGGCACGCCGACGGAATGGAAGTCGCCTATGACTCTGAGTCGCATACCCTACGAATTTCCAAGCAGGAAGCACTCAAAGTCGAGGTAACGGGTGCTGCCGGTGTCGTCTTCGAGACAGAAAAAGCCGCCATAAAGAACAAAGCAGGAGACGAAGTTATCTCGCTTATATCCACGGGATTCAAAAAGATAGCCGAGTCCAAGACAGCTACGATGATGGGCAGCCAGCCACTCATTCAGGCAGCAACAGAATTGCCCAAGGTGACCACTAAACTGGACTCGTTTGGAGGATAAAATGCCCCTTTCTGGTACGGAATCGGCATTAGGAGATGCTCTCTACAATGCAGCAACCGCTTCCGAAGGCGACGCGAAGCAAGCCTGGCAGAAGGTGGCAACGGCCATCATTGACCATATAACCAAGAATTCATTGGTGACTGGAACGTGCCCGCCAAACGGTGGCCCGCTTACTCTTGGGAAAGTCACATGATGGGAATGGACGAGAGAACTGGGCGACTCATTTCCGGCGAAGCATGGGTCAGGCAGAGCGTACGACGGGCGGTAAGAACCACTAAAGGTTCAAGGCCAATGCTGCGCTGGTACGGCACAAATCAGCTCAAGTATCTGGACCAGCCTATCACGCAAGGATCGGTGCTGGAGCTTACGAGTGATCTCGCGGAGAGCATCGAGAGGACTGTGCCGAACGCATCCCTTGATACGGTTCTGGATCAGCGAAACGGAGAAGAGTTGATTGTAAATCTTAGAATTGGTCCTGATCAGGCCCAAATTGGAGTATAAAAGGTGTCGCTACCAAACGTGATCGAAACCCCCAACTTTCAGACTAAATTCAATGAGCGTCTTACTGCCTTCACGAAAAGGTACCAGGAAATTGTCCCTGGTTTTGAAGCTCCAACTCCCGCAGATCCTATCTATCAGGTCTTGATTGAATTGACTTTGGTCGAAGTGATCGGGGTGGAAAAGGTGAACCTGGCCGCATACACCCAGCTGGTTAAGCTTTCAAATGATATCGAGTTTATCTTCAAGGGTAAGATCCGTGAAGGTGAGAGCTTTGAGGCTTACCGCGAGCGGATGCGTGGTACCAGGGATCTTGCCTCGCCGGCAGGATCGGAAGCTCAATACCGCGCACTGACATTCCTATATGGTGAAGCCACCATCCTGAAGGGTGGACAGAATAGAACGGCTTCGGTTATGGACGCCTTTGTCCAGAACGTTGTTGGCGATCTTTTGATTCACATTCTGATAAATTCTGATGATACGGAGCTGAAATCTGCGGTTGTATCTGCTCTGACAAACGCATTCAAAAAAGAGTCAGTTAAGCCGGCGCTGGATGCAGTGTCCTTCATCGAAGCCCGGGCAACACCCTTTGTAATTAGTGCTCTTATCACCCTGAGTCCTGGCTATTCTCAAACCTATAAAGAAACCATCGAGAAGAACTTCCGGGAAAAATTTGAAGCGCAGAAGCGCCTTGGATGGGCACCCACTGTGAGTTGGATTATTAAGGAGCTACATCAAACGGGCGTGAAATCGGTGATTCTTCGCTCACCAGTCACAAACATTCCTGTGCAAGCTGAACGATATGCACAAATTCAGAGACTCGATCTGACTGTTGAGGAGTCGGTATGATCGAACGAGTCATTCGGGAATTCTATCCTCAAATTGATACAGCTCCGATTGAAAACATTCGAGTCTCCAAGGAACCGGCCATCAGGGATGCGATTTTGTGGGAGTATGGCTTGACCCCGCTCCTCTCATTCGCTGTAGACCCGAAGTTGATTGATGAGCAAGCAGTCGAATTTATTCGTTTGCGCGGAACCCTTGCCGCAATTCGTCTGGCCTGTGCCTGGGTTGGTTTTCCGTCGATCACTTTCACAAGACTGAATCGAACGGACTACGAGATCGATCCAGGTCGAGTTCCCTCTGAAAGAGAGATCAAGGCATTACGGGCTGCTCTGTCGGTTGCAGTGCAAGCCCGAGGGATACTTAAGAGAATTTACAACGGAACGTTCGAGGTGAAATATGGCTGATATCAACATACACGGCATAGAGATTGTTTCGGGTGGAAAGGAGATTCGTACCATCCGTTCCCCAAACCAGGCAGTGGTTGGAATCGTGGGCACTGCTTCGAGCAGGACGACTCTTAAAGCCGCAACACCAGAGGCTTTTACTAAAAGTAAGGCAGCCTTGGCCGCGATTTTTCCAGAGGGAGCAAGTGGTGAAAAAGGCAGTCTGTACGATGGCGTTGCGGGAGTTTTTGAGCAGGGCGACGGAGTCGTTGTTGTCTCGATGGCAGCCAGTGCATCGAATGATGATGTTATAAAGGCCGTTGAATCCCTGCTCGACGCCGAGTCGGTAACGGGCTTCAAGCCGAAGATTATTTGTGCGCCAGGCCTAGGGAACACCATTCCTACCGTGCAACCATCGAATCCACCGGGCCCATCGGTAGTGAGTGTCACGGAGTCCTTGACCGCAGAACCAACTCAGCCCAGTGATCCTGTTGTTAACAGGTCTGCAGCAAACAACAAGAAATGAGGTTTAGATATGGCAGAGGTTTTAGCAAATCCCGTGGCAAAAAAGCTGGCAAGTGTCGCGGATCGCCTGCTGGGTGTTGCGATCATAGATACTCCTTCAGATAGCAATCAGGTTAGGAATTTTCGGGATGCCAACGGCGCAGCCCATGTGTATATGGTTTCACCAAAAGTCAAGGTGGGGCAGGGTTCGACGATTAAGGACGTTCCGATGAGCGCCTATGCAGCGGGCGTATTTGCAGCGATCAATTTCTGGGAGTCGCCGTCGAATCGAGAGGTCGCAGGAATTCTTGGGACATCTGAGCCTGTGTCTTTTTCGTTGAGTGATCCTGATACTAAAGGCCAGCTTCTGAATGCCATTCAGGTAGCCACTGTTGTCCGACAGGATGGTTTTAGGCTTTGGGGCGCGCGCGGCACAGGTGATACTACGGACGCCAAGACCAATCAGATTCAAAAGGTTCGGATTAGAAACGCAATTCGGGAAGCGATCCTTGCGTCGCACCGCTGGGCTGTAGCTCAGGGTATTACGCGAAACTACTTCGAGGCCGTAGCTGGCAGTGTAAATAAGTTTCTCGAAGATCTTAAACGTCGCGGCGCGATTGCAGGCGGAAGCTGTGTGCCTGATGCCGAAGCCAATACGATCGACAATCTAAATAACGGGAAAGTGGCATGGATCTATGACTTCACGCCGACTCCCGTGTCCGAAAAACTGACGTTTACTGAAGAAATCACCGACAAATATCTGGAAGGCATTGGAGCATAATGATGATGTTTAGAGTTCTTTGTTCATGGTTCCTGGCCTTTTCGGCTCTCGAATCCATGGGGCAGTCGCAGCCGCCATTTTCTGACAACCCGGCTCCCATCTGGGAAAATAGCTTCCTCATCGACAATCTTGCCAACAATAGCCTTGGCCAGGATCTGACTCTCCGTATTAACAAAAATGCTCCGTATGATTGTAAATCTAAAGTTGATTGCCCTGCATCTGTCATCGTCTCGAACGCCACTGGTAACGTGAATATGCCAGTGGATGTGAATGTCAAGTCTCTCTCTGTAGGCAAAAACCAAGTCATCGACGGATCTGGAAAGTGGGTTGGTTCGCCGACAGGGCTTATAGGGCCGCAAGGCCCTAAAGGTGATACAGGCGCGACTGGGCCCCAAGGTTTGAAAGGCGATACTGGTGCCGTGGGTCCTCAAGGTTTGAAGGGAGACACTGGAGCAACCGGGCCGCAAGGCCCTAAAGGTGACACAGGCGCGACCGGGCCGCAGGGTTTGAAAGGCGATACTGGTACCGCGGGTCCTCAAGGACCAACTGGTGATACCGGCCCCCAAGGTTTGAAAGGCGACCCGGGAGCAACCGGGCCGCAAGGCCCTAAAGGTGACACCGGGCCGCAAGGTCCTCAAGGTTTGAAGGGCGACTCTGGTGCCGCGGGGCCTCAAGGTTTGAAAGGAGACACTGGAGCAACCGGGCCGCAAGGACCGAAAGGTGATACAGGCGCGACCGGGCCGCAAGGTTTGAAGGGCGATACCGGATCCACTGGTCCTCAAGGTCCTAAAGGCGATGCCGGCGCGCAAGGTCCCCAAGGATTGAAGGGTGACACTGGTGCGACAGGCCCACAGGGTTTGAAGGGTGACACTGGTGCGACAGGCCCACAAGGTTTGAAGGGCGATTCTGGAGCAACCGGTCCACAGGGTCCACAGGGTCCACAGGGACCAAAGGGTGACTCAGGACGCTGGTCCAGTAGCACCTGCCGCACAGTCACCACATATCTTGAAAAAAATTCTTTGCCTCAGATGAGTTTGTTGGCTGAATGCGCAGCGGATGAGTTTCTTCTATCGGGAGCGTGCAGTGTGTCATCTGCAGGCGAGCTACGCTCCTTTACACCTGAGTTTTCTCGCGCTCGATTTAGCTGTTATGCATGGCGAAAAGATGGAGTGCAACCTCTCTGGGGTGACCTTGAAGCAACTGCTTTTTGCTGCAAGAAATAAGGATATTTGAATGAAACTTCCAAAGCATCTTAAGAACTTCAACGTGACTTTTGGTATCTCCGATTTTTCAGCGATTTGTGAAGAAGTCACGATGCCAAAATTGAAGTTTAAAACTGAAGAATGGCGTGGAGCGGGTATGGCTGCGCCCATTGAAATTGATGTGGGTATGGAAAAGCTCGAAGCGACATTTAAGTTTGGCGAGCAAACCATCGAGGGCTATCTCTCAGCCGGCGTAAACCTCGCTGGTCTGGTAACCGCCACCATCTTCGGACATTTGTCTGCACCTGATGGCAGCACTGAGGGGATGACCTGCATCCTTCGCGGCATGATCAAGACTGTGGATCCAGGTACGTGGAAAGCCGGTGATCCAAAGGCGGCTTCTCAAACACTTGAGATGGCAGTGCAGTCGTGGGTCATGACACGCGGCATCGTGCCGCTCGTTACGATCGACATCATGAGCGGGATCACATTGATTGGCGGCTTCGATCAACACGAGGCAGCCAGAAAAAATCTCAAACTTATCTGAGAACAAAGAAATGCTTTCAATGAACAAGGCGATTCCAGCTTTTTTGGTTTGGTTGATGTCTATGGTCGCCGCCGGCCAGACTCAACCGCCGCCATTTTCCGATAATGATTTCCCAGTTTGGGAGAACACATTTCTCATCGACAACGTGGGGAACAATACTCGGGGAGCGGATTTCACGGTTCGGATTAACAAGGTCGCGCCGCTGGATTGCAAGACAAAAGTGGATTGTCCAGCTTCCATTATTGTCTCAAATGCAACCGGAAGCGTGAATATGCCTGTCGATACGAACGTCAAGTCGCTCTATGTGGGAAAAAATCAGGTTATTGATGCGGCGGGACGTTGGGTTGGTTCTCCAACAGGGCTTATTGGTCCTCAAGGTCTGAAAGGCGATACCGGCCCGCAGGGTCCGCAAGGTTTAAAGGGTGACACTGGCCTGCAAGGTCCCCAGGGATTGAAAGGCGACACGGGTGCCACTGGTCCTCAAGGTCCCAAAGGCGATACCGGACTGCAAGGTCCCCAGGGATTGAAAGGCGACACGGGCGCCACTGGTCCTCAAGGCCCCAAAGGCGATACCGGACTGCAAGGTCCCCAGGGATTAAAAGGCGACACGGGTGCCACTGGTCCTCAAGGTCCCAAAGGCGATACCGGACTGCAAGGTCCCCAGGGATTGAAAGGCGACACAGGAGCGACCGGACTACAGGGGCTGAAAGGTGACGCTGGTCCGCAAGGACCAAAGGGCGACAATGGTGAGGGCTGTTGGTATGACGATCGAACTGGTCGCATCAATTGCGCAGGAGGAACATGGATTGAAATCGCTTCGTTGAAAGGCCCAAAAGGTGATTCAGGTCCAGCAGGTCCGCAAGGCATTCAAGGAACTCAAGGTCCTGCTGGCAGTTTCAAAGGCTGTTCTGTCGTTGAACAGAGTGTAGTCGCTCCAGCAAATGAAACCCGAGCTGTGACAGCTTCTTGTGGTGCCGGTCAGATACTAACTGGAGGCGGATGTAAGCAAAATGGTACTTCCGGTTTGATTCGTCAGAATGGGATCTCGAATGGTGCATGGCTTTGCGTAATGGGCGGTACTTCACAAGTTCAGTTCTTCTCGCAAGCTATATGCTGCAACACTTGAAGGAAGGTCAATGCTATACCCTCTTAAATTCAAAATTGAATTCGATGGAAACACAGTTTCTGAGATCAGACTGCCCGACTTCATCAAATCGAAACACAATCTGGCCTACGCACGAGTTGCTAAACTGGCTAAAGAACTAAAGTTTGATGAAGTAAATGTAGAAGAACTTTCAGATGATCAGATGATTGAGTATTTCGCGTTTGAAGCAGAATCTCAGCAGATTCTGATTGAAGCGTTCGCAGAAGGTTTGCCAAAAGGTGCTGCTGTTGAGTTATCCGCGATTGACTGTGAGTGTATCGCGGAAGAAATTCAGAAGGTCACCAATGCCCATACCGAATTGATGAATAAAAAGCGGGGGGTTGCGCCAGTTCAATCAGGAAAAAAGCAAGCCCGGAAGCTCAGATCCGGCAGATAATGAGGGCGGTCGCCGTCCTCCGGGAACGCTATGGTTTTACGGCCTCTGAGAGCTTGGAAATGAGTCTAATCGAGTTTGAAGAATGGCTTGAGGCTCTCGTTGATGAAGATAAAACTGACGAGCCTGAGGCAGAAGAAGTATGGGAGGCTGTAGGTGGCAAAGCAGGTTAGCGTTTCGATCAGGGCAGCTCTCGACAGTGCCTTCCGGGCTACCTTTCAAACTGCGGACCAGCGCGTTCGTGATTTGAACTCTTCGCTCAGGTCAATGAAACAAACTGCCAGTGAGATGCGTGGACTTGCGAAGGCACGAGACGGAATGTGTCAGCTATTTTGAGACAGTGCTAAAGAAAGTTTAAGAAACTTTTCTACCCAAGTACGAACATGGACTGTCG